CTCTAGGGCGTCAAGCCCACTGCCCCCTCTCCGGGCTCCGGAGGCGGGCAGTCATCAAATATCAGGAGCCCATTCCAGGCCTGGGCGAACAGCCCTGGCCTTGGTTCATGCACTACGAGTGTTACACCTACCGCTCGATCGCCCATCTGCTGCCAGCAATTGGTCCGATCCGGAAAGGGTACTTTAAGCCGCATCCTCATCGCTTTACCCAGCCAACGCTGAATACACGTTTGCCTGGTGGCTTCATCTATTTGGTGACCGTCCCCCACCCAAGGGACGATTTGCTCGCCATTGGTGGGGCGCGATTGCGGCTCCTCGCACCTACGCCTGTGATTCTCCAGGTGTACCTTGGACACTTGATCGACGTCGTCGACAGATGGCTACTCAAACATATGACGCCTCTGTCTCCTGCTGACGTGCAGGACCTATTGACATGGATTGCCACCCATGAGCAATGGAACGCCGCCGTGAAGGCAAACAAGGCATTGGTCGACGAGGAGTGCCGTGACTATCTAATTGACGAGGGCTTCTGGACAGCCGCATTCGTCAAACGTGAGGTCATGACAAACCCGAAGTGGGCGCGGATCATCAACCCCGCGACCGACACTTATGTCAATAATGTGGGACCTTTTATCTCGGCTTGTGAGCATGCGTGGGCTCGCACGGGGTATAACCGCAAGGGTCTTGACAACATGGAGGCGGTCGCTGAGCTCGAACGTAAGTTTGGGTCCTACGATCGCTTCATTTGCACAGATCACAAGTCTTTTGAGGGCAAGCTGCGAGCCCCGGTCATGGCAGCGACCGTGTGGCGCGCGTACAATTACTTGGCCCAAAATCTGCCCAACCGGGCAACCATTCTCGCGCATCTGCGGCGCGGTATCCTCGAACCCCGTGTTATTCATGCTCGGGCGTTTAGTGCGGAAACGGACTGTCGCATGTCCGGTGATCCCGACACTTCTTGGGGGAACGCGTTTGTCAACCTCATGGTGTTACTAGCCGTTGAGGAGGACTTTGGTCTCGACATCGATTCTGTTGTCGCCGTCGTTGAGGGAGACGACGGGATGGCCACGTGGACTGCACCTGTCCCACCGCCTGAGTACGTAGTGGATGCCTTCAGCAACTACGGGTTTCACATTAAGGCGGAATTTCACAACACTGCTTCCGAGTGTTCGTTCTGTAAGCTGGTTTACGATGTCGAGACTTTGAGTCCACTCGTGAATCCAATTGAGAACGTCATCCGGTGCAGCACCACTCTGTGTAATCTTGCCGTTGCTAACGATAAGGTAGCTGTTCAGTTGCTGAGG